TGGTTCTTATATAAAACTAACTGGAGTATATCAGATACCTGAAAGTTCACCATTTGAAAGAGGAGATATACTTACTGAAGATAAATATAATGGTCATCAGATATATGTAGCATTTGCAACTAAAGATAAAAATGGAAAAGATGGTTTAATACTAGATACTAGAAGCATGCATCCTGCTATTAAAAAATCTTTAGACACAGTTACTTTGGGATTAAATTTATTTAAAATAGAAGACTAATGGAAAAACAACTATTTGTAATTGATGGTTACAGAATCTGGGCAACTTCTTATGATGAAGCTCTAGAACACTACAATATGATTATAAAATTTTAAATAAAAAGTAATGGCAAAAATGATTTTTGACAAAGAAGAAACAAAAAGCTTAATGATGATGCTAAAATCAAAAGATGCAGACAATCATATTATGGCATTTGAGACTCTAAAGAATGTTGATTTTAAAAAGTATGTAGGAGAACTATTAGTTCTCTATAAGTTTGGTGGACATACAATGGAGAACTGGATGACTAATTGCAAAAAGATAGCAACTAAGTTATTGGATATTAAACCAGAAACTCCACTAAGTAGTCCTAAAACACTAAGTCTGATTACAAAAAACAAAGGTTCTAAAGCTTCGGTTGAGCTATTTATGGAATTCTTTATTAGGGATATGACCAGGATGTTAGAATCTATTGGCTATCCTACAGATCAATTTGAAATACATATTAAATTAAAAGATGATGGACAAACAGCAAAGTCTTAGTAAAATTGCAAAAGAACTAATGTTGAAAGAGCCCTATTATGGGTTCTTTCTTATTATGCTCAATAAGTTATGGGGTAAAATGGTACCAACAGCTGGTGTAAGCAAGAATGGAATTAATTACCAACTTGCTATTAATCCTGAATTTTGGGAAAGTCTAAGTGATGAACATAGAATTGGACTATTAAAGCATGAGCTCAATTAGGGCTCCTTATACAGTAATGTATATGTAAAATTTCTTAAATTGACGGGGACTGCCTTAGAGCTTTATCTACCAAGTACACATAGTAATATAGTGTATGGCCAGAATAATTACCTGGGTATGGTAAAAAAGATAAAGATTGGCAAATCCGCAGCCAAATTTCTTGGTCATGTGATTTATTTTTGGTATATTGTAGTATAAATACTTACATATATGAAAACAGAAATAGAACAAAAAGTAATTGATTATTATATTACTGATAAATTATCAGGTCAAAAAATTGCAACTATATTACATGTAAATGTAAAAACAGTTTTTGCAATTTTAAAAAGAAATAATATAAAATCAAGAACTTTGTCTGAATCAACAATGAAATACACTTGTCAAGATAATTTTTTTAATGTTATAAACACAGAAAAAAAAGCATATTGGTTAGGTGTATTGTTTGCTGATGGTAATATTACAAAAAAAGCAAGTAAATCAGGACAGATTATTTTTTCATCAAAAGACAAAGAATGGGTAGAACTATTCTTATCAAATATTGGATCAAATAATTTTCCAAATTGTGAATATCAAAAAGTATTTAAAAAGTATATATGGAAAGCTCAAATAACATCAGCTCAAATGTATAATGATTTAAATAATTTAGGATGCACACCAGCTAAAACTAAAACAATTAAAGTACCTATAATAAATGATGATTTAATACATCATTTTATAAGAGGTTACTTTGATGGGGATGGTACTGTTGGTGTTTATAAAAATCTAAAAAATAATGATTGGAAGATCTTAAAATCAGGTTTTTGTTCAGGTTCACAAGAATTTATTATAGACTTATTAAAAATATTACCAGTAAAAAATAAAAATATTAAGCAAAGTAATGAGTGTTATATTACACAACATTCTTTGCATGATACAATTAATCTATATAAATTTATGTATAAAAATCATACAGTATGTTTAGAAAGAAAAAGACAAATTTTTATTAATTACTTAGACACATATAAACCAAGAAAGAGGTTCAACGACTACAATAGAACATCCTAATAAGGATGAAGGTATAGTCTGATCTCATGTGAAAACATGAGTTAACATAAATGCTTGCATATTGCATTTGGTCATCTTACTACTTTCTTTAAGTTTAGTGATAAGAAAATGGCTAATGTGGCAATGGATATGGAAATTAATCAGTATATTGATGCTCAATATCTTCCTGAAGGTGGTATTAATATTGATGATTATGCTGATCTTAATCTTGATAGAAAAGCTGGTTGTAGATATTACTATGACAAGCTTAAAGAACTTCAAGATGAAAAGAATAAAAATGGTACTTGTGGAAATGAAGCCATGGATGAATTACTAGATAACATTGAATCTGGTAATATTCCTGATCATAGTACATGGGAGGAATTTGAGAATCTAAGTGAAGCTGAGAAACAGTTAATTGAAAGACAACTGCAAAAAGTTCTTACTGATGCTCAAGAACAAACTATTAAGAAAAGAGGTACTGTTCCTGGAGAAATAGAAGGCTTAATTATTGTAGAAGAAGTTGTCAAGCCTAAATTTAATTGGAGAGGTTATCTTAGAAGATTTACTGGTGTAAGTACTAAAGTATTTACTAAGAAAATTAGAAGAAAAGAGAACCGCAGATTTGAGGCTAATCCTGGTTTAAAAGTAAAAATGAGACAGCACATGTTGTTAGCTATTGATACTTCAGGATCTGTAAGTGATACTGAATTACAAGAATTTATGGGTGAAATATTTCATATTTATAAATGTGGTGTAGATATTACTGTAGTACAATGTGATACAACAATAAAATCAATTGAACCTTACAAAGGTAAATTAGAAATGAATGTAACAGGAAGAGGTGGTAGGGTTAAATGTGCCACCCTGTGCAGTGATGTACAGTAAAAAATGCTGTAAATTGCGGGAAAATGCTTAGAGCTATTAATTACTAACTTATGATGGTAACATACATAAGGGCTAGACTAATTATCTAGATATAGTAAAAAGATTAATAGATTGCACAATCCGCAGCCAAGTTTCTTGCAAATGTGAAATATTATTCTTATATTGGATGTATATATATACCACCATGAAAAGAAAGTATAATGTAAATGATGACTATTTTAATAAAATAGACAATGAAGAAAAAGCTTATTGGTTAGGTTTTTTATTAGCAGATGGATGTATCCATGAAAGAGCAGGACAAGATAGATTGTCTTTAGTACTTAGTATTAAAGACAAAAATCATTTAGAAAAGTTTAAAAAAAGTTTATCTTTTGAAGGACCTATAAATGATTATACTAAAAAGTCAGGTTTATTTATTGGTTTAATACATTCATATGTTAGAATAACCTCTCAACTTTTAGTTAATGATTTAGCAAAAATTGGGTGTGTACCAAGAAAAACTTTAACTATGGAGTTTCCAACAATTAATGATGAATTAGTTCATCATTTTATTAGAGGTTATTTTGACGGTGATGGTAGTGTATTTATATCTAAAGAAAAGCATTGGAGAAATAATAATATTTTTCCAGTTATTCATTTTAGATTTATTGGTACAAAAGCTTTCTTGAATATAGTAAATGATAAAATTAATTTATCAGGTAGACTTGTTCAAGCAAAAGGTAGTAAAATATATGAGTTAAGCTATAAAAGAAATAGAAAAGCAAAAATATTTTATAAATACCTGTATAAAGATGCAACTATTTTTCTTGAGAGAAAAAAAGAAATCTTTAAGTCATATTTACAAGAAAAAGGTTCAGAGACTATAATCAGCTGACTCAATAGAGTTAAAGGGATAGTCCAGTTATAAGTGAAAGCTTATATGTTAATGACAGAGTTTGATCCTGTCTTAGAATATTTTAACGAAAACCAAAAGAAATATACTAGCTTGGTATATTTTACTGATGGTGAATGTTATACAGATGTAAAACCTAAAGGTAATACTTTATGGGTTTTGTCAGAAAGATCAAGTATGAATGAAAGTTTACCAGGTAAAGTAATTAAATTAGAACTATAAAAAAAAGAAGTATGAATCAAGTACAATTAAATGTTGACGAGTTAAAGAATTTTATTAAACACATGGTTGCTAATAACCAACATATTCAAGCTGATGGTAAAGTACCAGTTGCTGTTAATATAGAAGGTGATGCTGGTCTAGGTAAGACTTCAGCAATTATGCAGTTGGGTAAAGAACTCAATATGGAAGTTGTTAAGCTGAATTTATCTCAGCTAGAAGAATTAGGTGACTTAGTAGGTTTTCCTGTAAAAGAATTTCAAATTGCAAATGCCGAAGGTAAAACTACTTGGATTAATGAATCTCAGATATCTGCAGCAAGTGCAAAAGGTTATAAAGTTGTAGATAAGAGAATGTCACATGCTGCTCCTGAATGGATTCAGGGTAAAGGAGAAGGTGGTTTCTTAATCTTAGATGACTATACAAGAGCTGATGCAAGATTTATGCAAGCCACTATGGAAATTCTTGATAGACAAGAATATGTCTCTTGGAAATTACCAAAGAACTGGCATGTTATTTTGACTACTAATCCAGACAATGGTGACTATAATGTTACTAGTCTTGACGTAGCTCAAAAGACTAGATTTATTTCTGTTGAGTTAAAGTATGAAGTAAATGTATGGGCTAAATGGGCAGAAAATATGAGTATTGATGGTCGTTGTATTAATTTTATGCTGATGAACCCAGAAGTAGTTACTCAAAGAGTTAACCCAAGAAGTATAACTACTTTCTTTAATTCTATCAGCTCTATTAAAGATTTCA